TTGATCCGTATTAACATCACTATCGAAACTGATGAGGATGATTTACTTGGTGGTTTTCGACTTGTTAATGGTGAAACTAAATTTGTTCCTGGCCCTGTTATTGAAGCAATGGAACGTGGTTGTACTCTTCTTCTTGATGAGTGTGATCTAGGTTCAAACAAGTTGCTTGCATTACAGCCTGTCCTTGAAGGAAAAGGTGTGTTCTTGAAAAAGATCAACAAATGGATTTCTGCGAAAGATGGTTTTAACGTGATGGCGACTGCCAACACTAAAGGTAAAGGATCAGAAGATGGTCGGTTTATCGGAACCAACATTCTTAACGAAGCGTTCCTTGAACGATTTGCAGTCACGATGGAACAGCCCTATGCCGTTGCAGCGACTGAGAAAAAGATTGTTCTTGGTTCTATGAAAAAATACAATAAGGTCGATGAAGAATTTGCATCTAACTTAGTCACTTGGGCTGAAGTTATTCGTAAGACTTTCTTTGATGGTGGAGTTGATGAAGTTATCTCGACTCGTCGGTTAGACCACATTGTAAAAGCATTTGCAATTTTTGGTGATAAGATGCAAGCGATTGAACTTTGTGTCGCTCGTTTTGATGACGATACAAAAGCTTCCTTCCTTGACCTCTACACTAAGATTGATGCTGGTATCAGTGTTAATGAAGAAGAAGAGGCATATTCAGAAGATGCTGTTCCTACAGATGACGATGAACCTGCCTTCTAAAATAAAATAAAAAAAGTAAAGGAACTTGACTTTTTAGTCTGGTTCCTATACTATATAATAGTATACGGAGTTTTCGGTACGTTTTAACCGTTCGGTCAGGGCTCTTAGAGACAGACCAAAAAAACGTACATTTAACTTGCATCGCCTTATGGGGTGCATAATTTAATCTTGCTTATAAAGGAGATCATAAAATGGTTACAAGCAAAGCACTAAGTCTATTCGACAATTTCAATCATCTAACCCCCTACGCTGTAGGATTCGATAGAGTGTTTGATACACTAAATCGGTATTCCGATAGTAATGTTTCAAGCTCGGGGTTCCCGCCTTACAACATTCGAAAGGAAGGTGACTACACTTATGTCATTGAGATGGCATTAGCGGGCTTCGGTAAAGAGGACATACAGGTGGAAGTTGTTGAAAGCACACTTTCAATTCGTTCTGTGAAAGAGAATTCCGAAGATGATGAGACAGTTTATCGTGGAATTTCTTATCGTAGGTTTGAACGTAAGTTTACTCTTGCTGATGATCTTATTGTGAAAAGTGCAAATCTGGAAAATGGTATGCTCTACATTGATCTGGAACGTGTTGTTCCAGAAGAGAAGAAGCCTCGCCTTATTGAGGTGAAATAAACTAGAAAAGGGAGTTGACTTTAACTCCCTTTTCCTTTATTATAAACAATAATAAGGAGTATTTTTATGGTACGTATATTTGATTTGCCTCCGGGCGGTTTACAAGATGGTAGTGTTGGTGTTGAGGTTAATCCTGATGGCACACCTGTTAAAGAACAAATTAATGCTGAGAATGATAGAAAAGTTGTTATCGGTGGAGAAGAACGAAGTATCTTCAGAAAGAAACCCAAAGACCCTGATGTAAAATCAGAAGTCACGGTAACAGAAACAGAAGAGAATCCCCCACGATTTGCAACGCCGACAGCAGAAGAACCAGCTGGAAGTAACGCCGGAGGCATGGCAATTAGTATGCGTCCTAAATTGGCAGTCCATCTTATGAGGGCTGAAATTCCATTAGATGTCATTGATGAGCTGAATTCTCATATCGATGATGAAATTATTCCTGCTCGTAAAGATCAGTCTCAGGGATTGGTCGGTCAAATTAATCGTGATGAACGATCTGCACAATGGAACTTTCCTCACAATGATGATGGCGTTGGTGATCAGTTCTCAAGCATACTATTACGTTTGGGTAAAGACTACGTTAAACACGCTATCAACCTAGAAGTAGAAACTGATATTCAAACTATGTGGACTATTCATAGTTATGAAGGTGACTATAACCCTATGCATGATCATGGTACACGTACCTCTATGGGACTATCCTGTATCCTCTATCTAAAGGTTCCACCACAGATTGAAGCACTTGATAATCCTTCTGAAAATTTTGCAGGCCTCAATGGTGCGTCTGGCGCAGTTGATGGATTTACATATTTGTGCTGGGGTACAAACGGTATGCGTGATGTTAATATGCTCCGTCCTATTACAGAGGAGTATGTGAAACCAGAAGTAGGTACTTTGATTATGTTCCCTGCTTGGTTGCGACATGGAGTAATGCCTTTCTTTGGTGAAGGAGAACGTAGAACATTCTCAGCAAATATTAATATCACACCTAATGAGGAATTAGAGGGAGCAAATTACAACAACCTTAAACATAAAGGTAAAGTGTGAGAAATCTCAAAATAAATTACAAATACAATGAGGATATGGCTCTTAAAGAGCTATGTGATTATATCGACTCCACTTATGATGAACACTATAGTAAGAACAGGTTTCAAGCTACAGAGTTTATCATAGACGGTGGACACGGTGAAGGGTTTTGTATCGGTAACATACTAAAGTATGCACAACGATATGGAAAAAAGAATGGTAAGGACAGAAGTGACTTGCTAAAAGTAATACATTATGGTATTATAGCTTTACATATTAATTCTATGGAGAAAAGTGAATGAGTAAAAATGAAGAACGAATTGAAATTGAAGAACTTAAAGAACAAATTGAAGAGTTATTTGATTTAAATAAAAACTTAGAATCTAAATTACAAGCGTTTATAGAACCTTGTGCTATAGGTCACGAACAGTTGTGGAAGATAGTTCGTGAAGATATACAAGGATTACCAGTGCCTAATGGTATAAATTTAAGGGATATGATATAATGAAACTAAGTAATGAAACAAAAGAAGTCCTAAAAAACTTCTCAACGATTAACCAGAATTTGGTGATCAAAGAAGGTAGCAATATTTCTACCATGTCTGCAATGAAAAATATTATTGCAAACGCAACAGTATCAGAGGACTTTCCAAAGGAATTTGCGATCTACGATCTTAATGAATTTCTTGCATCGTTATCTCTCTTTACAAAACCAGAACTTGACTTCAAGGATGATTATGTATTGATTACAGAAGAGGGTTCTAAAGATAAAGCGTTAAAGTATTGGTATTCCGATCCATCAGTAGTAACGACTCCTACAAAAGAAATTACTATGCCTTCTACAGAGGTTTCTTATAAACTATCTAGTTCTACTCTTTCAGAAGTACAGAAGGCAGCTGCGGTTATTGGAGCTCCTGATATGTTACTCGAAAATGGTAATTTGAAAGTTACTGATAAGAAGAACTCTACTGCAAATGATTACCAAACGGAAGTGTTTGAAAGTAATGGTGCAGACTATAAGTTCTGGTTTAAGGTTGAAAATCTCAAGATTATTCCAGGCACATATGATGTAGAAATGTCAGCTAAAAATATTAGTCGATTTAAAAATACTTCTATAGATGTTGAATATTATATTGCTCTAGAACCAGAGTCTTCTTATAGTGCTAATGCTTGATTGGATTTTATATTATGGATACTTTTTTATGGGTCGAACAGTATCGTCCCAAAGATGTGGAATCATGTGTACTTCCTAAAGACCTAAAGGATACATTTTCTGAGTTTGTACAACAAGGAAATATACCTAATCTAATTTTATCTGGTCAGCCTGGCGTAGGTAAGACTACTGTCGCAAAGGCAATGTTGGATGAAATAGGTGCAACTTATATGATGATCAACGGTTCTGAAGAGTCAGGTATTGACGTTCTTAGAACTAAGATCAAGAACTTTGCATCTACGGTATCACTTGAAGGTGGCCGTAAATATCTTATCATAGATGAAGCAGACTATCTAAATCCACAATCTACTCAACCAGCCTTACGTGGTTTCTTAGAAGAGTTTCACAAAAATTGTGGTTTTATTTTTACTTGCAATTATAAGAATCGATTGATAGAACCACTTCATTCACGATGTAGTGTTATTGAGTTTTCTATTCCTAATACTGAGAAGCAGAAACTTGCTGAAACCTTCTTTATTAAGGTTAAGGATATTCTTAATGAACAGAATGTTAAATATGATGACAGAGTAGTTGCAGAGGTTATCAACAATCATTTCCCAGATTGGAGGCGAGTATTAAACGAGCTTCAAAGATATTCTGTTTCTGGTAATATTGATGCTGGTATATTAGTTAATATATCAGAGATAAATATAAAAGAATTGATTATAGCAATGAAGAATAAGGAGTTTACTAATGTCCGTAGATGGGTTGTTGATAATCTTGATAACGATCCTGTACGTATTTTTCGGCATATTTATGATAACTTGTATGATTCTATGGATGGCAGTAGTATACCCCATGCTGTGGTTATTCTTGGTGAGTACCAATATAAGTCAGCGTTTGTCGCAGA